GGCGAAAAACGGGCTGTATGGTGTGAGCGTCAGACGGCTTGTTGGTGCCTGATGGTGGTCCTGCCGGATGCGCAGAATCTTCTGATAGTTCAGAAGGTGCAGATGATGAATAAAGAGAGATGCCGGACAATCGGAAGAAAACGTTACACCACAGGCGCAATGTGCTTCATGCTGTTTGTGTGGCTTGGTGGTGTGCTGGCTCTTGTTGCTACAGCTGCGGTGGTAATGCAGTAAAAAAAGGGGGAGCAACATGCTCCCCGACCAGAAGAAAGACGTTTGATAACAATTAGTGAGTTGTTACGTCTTGTCCAGAATATCATAGCAACACTCTGTTGCAGTGATACCGATCGCGATTTTAGCGAATTCCATCATAAATCCCCTGATTTTTAAGCCTGAAGCAGTCAAAGGAATTTCTATGCCCTATATCGATATCACCACGATGCGTGGGATGATGCCGCGCGTTGTGACATCCATGCTGCCCGAGCATTCCGCTGTACTGGCGGAGGACTGCCATTTCCGGTTTGGTGTTATTACACCAGAACGTCAGATATCCGGGGTTGAGAAAACATTCACAATTAAGCCAAAAACAATTTTTCATTACCGTGACGATTTCTGGTTTGCATGGCCGGATGTGGTGGATGTGATCCGCAGTCCGATCGCTCAGGACCCCCACGGGCGTATTTACTACACTGACGGGCGTTTTCCTAAAGTGACGGATGCGACCATTGCCACAAAAGGGGACGGGAATCACCCGACATCATCGTATCGTCTGGGGATCCCCGCGCCGACGACAGCTCCTGTCTGTACTGTTCAGCAGGGCGGTGATGTTTCTGACGATAACCCGAATGATGATGAAACCCGGTTTTATACGGAAACCTTTGTCTCAGATTATGGTGAAGAAGGTCCGCCAGGTCCGGCGTCTCTGGAGGTAACACTCCGTACTCCGGGAACTGCGGTACAACTGACGCTGGCTCCGGTGCCATTGCAGAATGCCAGTATTAAACGTCGTCGTATTTATCGTTCTGCATCAGGTGGAGGGGAGGCGGATTTTTTACTCGTGGCTGAACTGGATGCATCCGTGCTCAGTTACACGGATAAAATACCGGCGAAAAATCTTGGACCTTCGCTGGCGACATGGGATTACCTGCCGCCGCCGGAGAATATGACAGGCCTTTGCCTGATGGCGAATGGTATTGCCGCCGGATTTGCCGGTAATGAAGTGATGTTTTCGGAAGCGTATCTGCCGTATGCATGGTCGGAAGTGAATCGTCACACGACGGCAGAAGATATTGTGGCTATCTGTCCGCTCGGAACATCACTGGTGGTGGCGACAAAGGGTGAGCCTTATCTGTTCAGTGGTGTATCGCCTTCCACAATTTCTGGCTCCAGAATTCCTTCAATGCAGGCGTGTCTGAGCAGGCGGAGTATGGTCGCGATGGAGGGCTTTGTGCTGTATGCAGGAACAAATGGCCTGGTGTCTGTTGATGCAAACGGTAATGCCGCTCTGGCGACGGAGCAGATTATTTCGCCGGAACAGTGGCAGAGTCAGTTTAATCCGGCCTCCATTGTGGCTTATCCCTGGCGTGGTGAATACATTGCCTGTTACACGAAACCGGATGGTAAGCAGGATGTGTTTGTCTTCAACCCGGCAGGTATGGATATCCGCTACCTCAGTACACCTTTTGACTGCGCATGTGTTGACCTGGTTAACGATGTTATGCGGGTGGTATCAGGACAAAACATGTCTGCGATCGCCGGAGGGAGTTTGCCGTCGACAATCAGATGGCATTCAAAGGTATTTTCCCTTCCGGAAAGAACCTCTTTCTCCTGTCTCAGGGTGAAGTCTCCGACGCCAGAGCGGGTGGGAATTACTGTGCTGGCAGATGATGTTCCGGTGATTCACCTTGCACCTGGAAGCTTTTCGGGAAGCGTTGTGAGATTACCTGCTGCAACCGGGCAAAACTGGCAGATACTGGTTTCCGGTTTTGGTCAGGTTGAACGTATTACACTCAGTACATCGATGTCGGAGCTGCCGGTATGACAAAAAAACCGTGGCGCGCAGGAAAGGATTTATCTGCGGTTGTGGAAAATATGGAGATAGGGACAGGACAACGTGGCGATGGTCGTCATGCTTTTGTAACCCGTGAAGAACTGGTCGGTCTGAAGCTGGCCCGTCGCCGGACTTCAGGTGGTGCCGCATATGCCCTTAATCCGGGGATTGAGATGGACAGCTCTGTAATGGTCGTTGATTTCCCATCGAAACCTCAGAATTTTAAGGCGACAGGGGGATTTGGCTCGGTACTGCTTGAATGGGATATGCCGAATTATCGCGGTCATTCACTGACTGAAATCTGGCGGGGTACGGAGGATGACCTTTCGGATGCGGTGCTGGTTGCCACGACGCCGGGGCAGGTTTACGGTGATCCGGTTGATCCGGGCTGGTCGGGATTCTACTGGATACGCTTTGTTAATGCAGCGGGAGTGAAAGGGCCATGGAACGCGGTAAAAGGCACTCCCGCACAAACCCAGATAAGCGTTCAGGCCATTATTGACCAGATCAAGGAGGAGGCTGCAAAGTCACCGGTGGTGGAAGAGCTGCGTAAGGAAATAAAGAATGCTCAGGGGCAGGCAGTAAAGGACGCGGCAATCGAGACGACGGAAGTTGTGGGTAATCTCAGGGAAGAAACACTGAAAACTATCGGTGGTATTGATACCCGTGTTACGGGGATGAATAAGTCAACCAGTGAAGAGCTTAATAAGGTAAATGAGCGCATCACTAAGGTGGATAAAGAAGGCGGTGAAGCTTTCCTGGCCATGTGGTCAAAAAAGACCGGCGTTGAGGGAATTACTGCGGGGATCGGAATTGTTGCAGGAAAAGATGGTGAAGGGAAGCCGGTAAGCCAGGTTGCAATTTCGGCATCGCAGTTGTTTGTCTTTGACCCGAACAACCCGGATAACACAGCCTATCCCTTTGCGGTGTCAGGTGGAAAAGTTGTTATTCCCAAAGCGATGATTTATGACGCGGTGATTGAAACACTGGTGTCGCGGAAGGTTGTGGCAGATGAAGTAAAAGCCGGGGCAAGTATCACGTCGCCTGTTATCCGTAGTGCTGTTATTCAGAACGGGAACTTTCAGGTTGATTCTCAGGGTAACCTGAATATTGGTGGCCTTTTTAGTGTTACGTCGCAGGGGCAACTGACAATTCGTTACTCTAATCAGAATGTTGGGCTGGTGATCCGCAATGATAAAATTGAAGTTTATGACCAGAACGGACGCCTGGCTGTTCGCATAGGCAGGTTAAGCTGAGCCGGAGGCTGACATTGGCAGAATATGGTTTTGCAATATACAACAGAAACAATGTTAATGTTACGGGCGTGCTTACTCCCATATTTTTCCTGGACAGATTTACGTCGGAGTCGGGATCAAAAACGTATACGAATAAACCAGAAGGGAAAACATTACAGGCAGTCTGTTCATTATTTCCGTGGAATAATGTATTTAAGGACCGGAAAGTACCGAAGATAACCATTAATGGCAATACGGTGACGTGGTCGAATCTTGAGCAGGGGATGGGGTCATATATTTATACATTCTGGGGGTGAGTTGTATGTATGGTTTAAGCATTACGAAACCAGATGGCAGCTTGTGGATAAGCCCGGGGTTTACGCCTCAGTGTCTGATCAATAAGGGAACTATTCCGGCGACTGAGAAGGCTTTTTTTAAAACATCAATCCCGTCAGGAAAAAGTTGTTTTTTCTTTATCAGAACAGAGAAAAAGGCCGATGTCATGTACACACATGAACAGATTGATGGATATCATGCCTTAAGGCTTCATCAAATTGTCAGGGGAACGAATCCTGGTGTTACGACTGTTTATGCTTTTGCGAATATGGTTACTCAACCTTCTGAGTATGGTATTGCCATGTATAACCCGTCGGGTGAGATGATTTACCATGGCGAAATGATGCTGCTTGACGCGAAGTTAATACCTGTTGATATCAAATTTGAAAAAGACCTCGGATATCCATGTGCAATTATGCCTGCACTGGTTGGGTATTATAACTGGCAGCGTACACCTTATGACCGACCGATTTACACCACATCAACGGGGGCTACAGGAAATAAAATATATTCCTGTGAGCATTATTCCGGTCGTGCAACATGGGATATTCGGAAGCCGTATATAGATAAAGTGCTGGTCATTAATTCATCAATATATGACTGATATGCCTGTCAGTATAAATATTAAGTAATAAAACTAAATTCATCTTAGATAATACGGGGTTATTTTATTATAGGAAAAGTCTAAAAATGAAACATGCCAGAATTATTTTTGCGTGCACAACTTTTGTGATGAGTTTTGTAGCAGCCCCTGCCTGTGCAGCACAAGGTGACAGTACAGTTTCTTTCGGATACGCTCATCTTCAGCTCTCTGGACTGAACAATTTTGTTAAGGATTTAAGTCTTTATAATCTTGATACTTTTAACCGTTTTACAAACAGACACTACTTCAATTCAGGCGAATATGCAGATGCTTCTGTCCGGGGGCATGATGGCAAAGGCAAATCTCCTCAGGGGATGAGCATCAGGTATCGTTATGAGATAACGGATGAGATTGGTGTTATAACATCTTTTACATGGGCGCGTTCTATGACTAATGCGCAGGCATTTATTGATATTAACCCAGGAGATGAATCCAGAGAGGTTAAAAATCCGGCAGCTTCAGGAAGAACAGATATCAGAGCGAATTACTGGAGCCTGTTAGCGGGTCCTTCGTGGCGGTTTAACGAATACCTCAGTGTGTATGCAATGGCTGGTATGGGCGTAGCTAAAGTTACCGCTGACCTGAAAATTAAGGACAACATTAACAGTACCGGTGGATTTTCTGAAAGCAACAGTACGAAAAAAACAGCACTTGCATGGGCTGCTGGTGCACAATTTAACCTGAATGAAAGTGTTGCTATGGATGTCGCGTATGAAAGCTCCGGATCTGGTGACTGGCGCACGAGCGGGGTTGTTGTAGGTATTGGCCTGAAATTCTGAACTGTATCCGACAACATGTCATAACCCGCTGTGATGGCGGGTTTTTTGTTGCCCGTGCAGGGCAAAAATCGTAGATTATGCGCGGGTGCCTTTCGGCTGATGGCTGGAGGGAGAACCTGAAGGCCTGATGTGGAAAGGCCCCGAGTCAAACATTTTGTTTAACCCGAGGCCCTAACCATCATACCTTAAGCAAGTAGAAGGTTAGCGCCTCTCCACTCAGGAGGCAAGCGCTATGTCGCAAAAATCGCTCATCACTGTCACAATTTGTATGACGGTAATCTTCACCATCTGGATGTTACACGGCTCGTTGTGTGAGTTCCGGCTGAATTTGTGGGGAGCGGAGTTTGCGGCGTTCTTACAGTGTAAGCAGTAGGAAAACCGCGACGGGGACGAAAGTCCCCGTCAACTGGTTGCTGAGGTTCAGCCGATATGGCACCCGTTTCAGGTGAGAGAATGGACGACAGAATTCTCCGGTATATGCAGCGTGTTGTGAGAAATTCCCGCAACCCTGAATTTATGAATGAAGTTAAAGACGCCTGCCTTAAAAAGCAGGCGTTTTGCTTTGAAGCGCCGGATGGTTTTCTGGTGCTGCGTTCTGTGCTCAGTGACGATGGTATCCCTTATGTTCTGGTGTTACTGGGCGTGTGTACGGGGAGTAAGAGTGTTGAGCGTTATCTGCCGGAGGTGAAGACATTAACCCGCCTGGCTGGCGGACGCTGGGCCGAATTTCATACGGCAAGACGAGGATTTATCTGGCTGGGAAAACGTCTGGGCTTTGAGCGAATGCCGGATGATGAGGATGGCTTCATGGTGTTCAGGATAGCAGTCTGACTGCCACTGTATTCATCATCGAGCGTAAACCCACATTGCAATTCACATTCTGACCCTGCTCCGGCAGGGTTTTTTGTTATCTGAGGAGCCATTATGGGCGGAAGTAAAGGTGGTGGTGATACCAAAGTAAAACCAACAGCAGCGCAAATAGCACAGGAAGAGGTGGCCTGGAAAGGGTGGCAGGATTACAAAAATATTCTCCGTCCGGCAGAAGATAACTTCATGAAAAAGGTCGATGACCTTAACAGTGAGCAGCAGTACGACAATATTGCTGGCACCACAAATCTGGGGTATCAGAAACAGTTTGGCGAAGCACGGAAGGAGCTGGCGGGTAATCTTGCTCAGTCCGGTGTTGACCCGTCCAGTGGTCGCTTTAACGCGGTAATGAATGCGAACCAGAGTGATCAGGTAACCGGGCAGATTGACACAACCACACGGGGGCAGGTATCGCAGGCAGATAAGTATGTTGCCGGGCTACAGGATGTTGCTGCTCTCGGTTCCGGTCAGAAGGCAGATGCGTTACAGAGTTTTAACTCGCTGGCAGACAGCAGTCTGGCAAAAGCTAAATCGGACGCACAGGCTGCGTTTACGAAACAGCAGGGGCGAGCTTCTCTTGTTGGCGCTGGTCTGGGAGCTGTAGGTGCGTACGCGATGCATAAGGCTGGCGGTAACGGAGGTGGTGGCGCTAAAACGCCAGGCACCGGCGCTAATGCCATTCAGCATCAGGCTCAGAACTGGAGACTGTGATTATGGAGTACGGTAAATACGAAACTCTCGCAAGGGCTGGTTATTCAGGAGCAGCCCGCCCACAGGGTGACTGGCAGACGTCAGCAGCGCTGACACGCCAACAATACGACGACTGGCGAACCAGATATTTGCCCCGCGTGGCAAGGCTGGCTGACCTTGGCGAGAACAACAGCCTGATGAATGCGCAGCTTGCCCGGGTGGGCGGCCTTGCCACTTCCAGTCTCCGTACAGCGCAGATGGCGCAGGATAACCAGATGGCACGATATGGCGTTAACCGACCTGATAATCCCAACAGTAATACGCTGGGGTTACGTAATGCCCTGGCAATTGCTGGCGCGAAAAATGGTATCCGTGAAGCAGAGCAGGATCGCCAGATGAACATACTGACGGGGGCTTCTGCACCTGCAAGACAGCAACTGAGTGTTGGCGGACAACTGGTGTCAGCGTAAGGAGGAAATATGGGATACGGTTTACTGGATATTGCGAATCAGTCGCGGCGTGAGGCATTACAGGGAATAAGTGATGCCGACAGACGACGTGAAGAAATTGAGGCCGCGAACAAACAGATGGCGGCGCAACAGAAAGCGCAGAACAAACAGAATATCGGCACGGGAATTGGTACGGGTGCAGCTATGGGCGCTGCTGTTGGTGGTCTCCCCGGTGCCGCTATTGGTGCAGTCATCGGTGGTCTTGCTGGTTCGTTGTTTTAAGGAGTGGTGAATGAGCGGATTTGCACAGGGGTTACTTGCCGGATTCAGCACCGTTGACCAGGCCATGACCCGTCGTAAGGAGCTTGGTCTGCGTGAAGCACAGCTTGCTCAACAACAGAAAAATAACGAGCGCGATTTTGAATTTGCGCAGTCGCAGTTTGAGCATCGAAAGGAAAATGATCAGCGTACATATGATCTTAATGTCAAAAATGCCGATCGTGAATATGCGCTGAAAGAGAGGGAACACGCCGCAGCGCAGAATTACCGGAATGCGTCACTTGGCATTTCTCAGCAGAGGCTGCAACTGGAAAAATACAACCAGCGACGGCTTGAGTATAACGATATGATTGCCCACAGCCAGCCATTAATGACAGCGCTTGGAAAAGCAATTGATGCTGGCGATCAGGAGGCTGCAATGCGTATTTACGGGCAGTTACCAAAGGGACATCCATTAACTCTTATGTCAAGTGAAGGCTATGCAGCGAAAGCGGGTCAGGCCGTGAACAACCTGCAAAAAATCTTTGATGACAAGCCGGACAGGGCGATCGCTTCACTCAATACCCCGGAAAGTCTTGATGCGCTTTCTGGTGTGTTTGCCCCGGAACTGCAACAGCGTATTGGCATGCCCGATTCAACCGGGAAAAAGACGATAAAAGAGGCCAGGATTGGCAGTATCGTACCGGCGCAGCAGGAAGGGTACGTACTTATTGGCCTTGATCTCACATACAGCGATGGCTCCACCGCGCATAAACCTGTAACAGAATACGGCAGTGCACATCCTGATGATCAAACCGTGCTGGCGGTGCCTGTTGATAAGGCTGTTGAGCTTGTCAGGGATCGCAGTAAATTCGCGGAAATTTCGAAAAATTTCGGTTATTTCACGCCGAAGCAGGAGGGGCTTTCTCTGAAAGATATTCAGAAAGAAGCCAGCCAGGTAGCAGCGGAAGCGATCAAGAACGGCGGTAATGCTCAGGCTGCGAGGGATGAATTTTTAGCTGCGCATGGTTTACCGGAATATCAGCAGAAAATTCAGCAACAGAAATTTGAACAGCTTTTACAGAAGGGGCAGACCTGGGCGGAGGGCGATCCGGTCAAACTGGAGTTTGTCAAAGCGACTGCCGCCAATATGCCAGCCTTGCTGGAACCGGGGCGTGAAAAGGAGCTGGAAATTTGGTACCAGAATCACCTCCGGGATAAAAAAGCCGAACAGGAAAAAGCGAAGAATTATAGCGCTGCTGCATCAGCCGAAGAGATCAGAGGCTGGATGAAGTAAAGTTACGCGGCAGTAACGCACTTCCCGTTAATCTCGTTCACTTACGCCCGACCATCGCGTCGGGCTTTTTTTTACTGGAGTCTGTATGGCTTATTCAGATGAACAGCGCCCTGAAGCACAATTGGGTAACCGGAACCGCAGCAGCCTGAACATTAAGCAGCCGGGCGAAAATTACTGGCAGGATTTTTTCAACAACCCGGAGAACGCTGTTGATCACAGCACATCGTTCAGCCTGAGTGATGTATTACCAACGATGGGGAAAGGTGTCGCCCAGTCTGTCCGGGGGGCAGGGGAAATGGCCCGTGGACTCGGTGATGCGATGATTCAGAGCCCGGTAAAAACAGGGGCGCGTATTTTAAATGAGTTCAGCCGTATGGGGCTGCCGGGAGTCGCAACTGTTCAGGATATTTTTGTCGGTGGCAGCAAGGGGGCGGATGAGGTCATCGACACTCTGCCTGATGGAAAAAATGCGGTTACTGATACTGTCGGTAAAGGTCTGAAGGTCACAGGCAAGGCAGTCAGTGGCGGCGCTAAAGCCTCGGATGAATGGCTGACTGGCAAGATGTCGCCGGGGGCGCAGCGGGCGCTGAATACACCGATGACTGAAGGCTATGATGATTCTGCGGTCTGGGTGGCGAAGGGCGTAAACCTGATTGGTGCCCTTGTACCTGATATGGTTGCAGGCGGTGTGACTAAAAAGCTGGGTGAAGTCACTCTGCGAAAAGTGCTGACCGCCGGGCTGGAGAAAAAATACATTGCGGCAGGGATGCAGCCGGAAAGAGCTACCGCACTGGCAGCAGAAGCTGTCGATAAAAAAATGCCGGATTTATTCCAGGCAGGCCTGATCACCCATTCCTCAGCCAGCGCACAGGGGCAGAGTGCAATGGCAGCAGCAGACTCTGTTCTTAACGCGGATTACTCTGAGCTGGCGAAGTCCCCGAAATTTCAGCAGACGTTTTTGTCAATTGATGCAGATCCGCAGCACGCACAGCTTACTGATCGCCAGAAAATGGATCTGGCAAAAGAGCGTGTTGCCGATGAGGTGCGCGCGCAGCTGGCAACCGATCCTGAATTGCTGGCTGTGAATGCCATGGCGGCAAAACTGGGCGATGCTCAGTTGTTTAATCTGGCGATGCGGGGCACGGCGAAGACCGTTAAAAGCGGCATTGTCAGAAATGCCACGGAACAGGGGACGATTAATGCGGCGCAGGGCGGCTATTCGCGTTACCAGGAAAATATGACGTTGCGTGAGACTGCCGGAATGGATGTATCACCATGGGAGGGGGTAGCTGACGCAACGATCGAAGGAGCCGCTCTTGGTGCAGCGATGGGCGCACCGTTCGGTGCGGTTGCCGGATATCGTGGAAAACGTCAGGCCGCAGAAGAAACCGCCATGCGTGAGGCTGAAGTCGTACAGCAGGGTGAAGCAGCCCCGCAACCCGAACCGGCTGATCCGGTGGCACAGCATCGCGAATCCATGCAGGGCATGAATCGCGAGCAACTTCTGGAACAGTATGCTGATGCGGATATGGCACCTGAGGGAGACACGTCTGCCGTTCATCGCCGGGAAGCCGCCAGCCAGCTGTTAAATGAACTGGATGAACAGGCGAAGCGACAGGCGGTGATGGATGAGCTGAAGGCGAAGCCGCGCCCTGAACTGCTTGAGGAATACCGAAAACTCAGCCTGAAGGAAGGGCGTACTGATACTGAAGAGCAGCAGTTACAGGCTATCCGTGATGTGCTTCGCCCTCAGCAGGAGGCCAGACCGGAGGCACAGCCACAGCCGGAAAATGCGGATGATGGCGACGGGAGTATTTACCCGACGGTGCGGTTCCGCGATCCGGATGAAGTTCGTATTGAAATTAACGGGAGTGGTGCGTCCAGACCAGCAGAACGCATTGAAAAGGTGCGTCCGGACAACCGTTATTTCACGGATGAAAAAAGTGCTCTGGGGAGCGACGTTTTCCGCAATGCCAGCGCCACCGGCCTGAAACCGTCCGTAGTGAAGAAAGGCGAGAATCAGTATGCCGTTGAAATGGATAATCCTGCGTTCTCTGAAGATGTGGCAACGGAGACCATTAACACTCTGGCTGACGGAGAGCGTATTACTGATGCTGATCCGATGGAACAGCCCGCGTTCATGCGTGACCCGCGATTCCGTGGTTTTACGGGGGATGATACAGAAGTGCAGGCCCGTCTTGCCCGTGGCAACGCGCCGACGGCGGAAGAACTGGTGCGTTCCCAGATGGCTGAAGGTGATGCCGGTCCGACAGCACAGGAGTTAACTGAGCGTCCACGCCTTCCCGCTCCCGGCGATATTCATCCCGGACAGGGATATCCGTTACCAGGAGAAGTAGCGCGTACGCCGGATGAAAATCAGGCCGGACGTGGTGGTCGTTTTACCACAACCGGTGAGGTGAAGGGCCAGAGTTTCCAGAAAGGACGTGCGCAGGCACCGGAAAATGCCGCTGGTCGCCAGGGGGAAATACTGGAGGGCGAAACAGTTCGTCGTGGTCTGCCGTCACCGGATGAGCAGAACGCCACAGCACCAATGCGTGAAGGACTTCCTGCACCTGAAAGTCAGCGTGGGGTTGATATGCCACAGCCTGAATCACTCCCTCGTATGGTTCGTGACTCCCTTCCGGAACTGGCACAGCAGGCAGAAGCGCGCAGACAGACCGGGGATAATCGCCAGACCATAACCGATGTTCCGGATACTGAGGTGCCGGTGCCGGTAGATAAACCGAGCACTCACCAGCAGGCGCGTGGTGCGAAAATTGAAGACTTTGGCGAGGAGATTAAGGGCGCGGCAAAACACCGTTATGCGCAGCTTGCTGAAGCTATGGGTAAAACGCTGGAGGATGGGGAGTACGCGACACAACCACTGAGCAAACTGTTTCCAAAGCCGGATTATGCCCGTCTGGAAAAAGAAGGTGTGGATAGTGACACGCTGGCAATGATGGCGTTGTATCGCAGTGAAATTCCCACCAGAACAAGCCGTAACATGCAGAAATGGATCAGCATTGTTAAAAGCGGTCGCGAAGCTACTGCCGGTATGCTGGAGGGGAAAATTCCGGCAGCGAAACTGGCTGATATGATGGACAGTAAGCCGGGGTTACGGAGCATGTCGGATACCTGGAAACTGCTCCGTACGCTTTCTGCATTGCAGATTGATAAAGCATCCGGCTATCGTGTCAGGTCCGGTGTTTATTCGTTTGTCGGGGGAAAACGTTACGATCCGCCGCAAATGATGTATTCGCTTCGTGATAGCAAGGGGCGCGACCTCTTTTTCTCGGAAAGCCGGGATGAGTTACTGAAAAAGGCGAAAGCATATTTCGATGAACAAGGCTCCAGAGAAAGGGAAACGCCAGCAACCTCTGCTGATGACAGAATAACCTTTGACGTGTACCGGCATAAGGCCAGTGGCGACATTTTTATCGGTTATGGCAAAAACAGGCAGAAACTGAAGGGCGGTTTTGAGTCTGCCCGTGATGCACATGATTATGTGCGCACACATCGTGATGAGCTGGTTAATCAGGTGAAGGCGCTGCGTGAAGTCTCGCGTGAGGAGCAGCGTAACGCCACCAACCGCGATCGTACCGGACCAGAACGCCGCAAGGGGGATGTTTCGCCGGAGCAGTTCAGTGATGCGTTTGGTTTTTGTGGTGTGCAGTTTGGTAATTATGTGGAAAGTCCGCGTCGTCAGGCTGATTTGAACCGGGCTTATGACTCGCTGCATGACCTGGCTGACGTGCTGAACGTGCCGACAAAAGCGCTTTCTCTGAACGGTCGTCTTGGGCTTGCTTTTGGTGCCCGTGGTAAGGGTAAGGCGGCGGCACACTATGAGCCGGGTGAGGTGGCAATCAACCTGACAAAAGGTAACGGACCGGGGGCGCTGGCCCACGAATGGTTCCATTCACTGGATAATTATTTTGGTCGTTATGATGTTTCCACTGACGGGAAGATCACGTCAGGTGGCGACTATATGACGGAAGCACAGCGTGCCGGGCGCGTATTTAAAGACGGCAGGTATGTTGATGCGGAATATCCGGTACGTCAGGAGGTTTACGACGCGTTTAAAGGCGTGATGAAAGCCATTAACAGCAGTGACATGTTGCGTCGTTCTGAACGCCTGGATGGCGTTCGTTCAAAACCGTACTGGTCAACGGATGTTGAAATGGCGGCGCGAGCCTTTGAGCGTTATGTTCAGGATAAAGCGCGTATGGCTGGCGTGGAGAATGATTATCTGGTCAATATCCGTAAGGCGGATGACCATGGACAGCCGGACACCTACGCTTATCCGACGAATGCAGAACTGGATGGCGGTATTCGTGAGGCATTCGATCACTTGTTCCGAACACTGAAAACCCGTGAGACGGACAAGGGAGTTGCGTTTTATTCCCGTAAGGGCGTGACCCGCACACCTGAAGGCAATCTGATTTCGGATGTTAACCGTAGTGCGGAAGCCAAAGGCAGTCCGGTCCCGCAGGTTGAAGCTGTTGCCCGTGGCGTGATTAGTGGCATTAAGGACAGTGACCTGAAGGTCCGCGTGGTGAAGTCACAGAAAGAGGCTGAAGCACTGGCGGGTGAATCATTCGACGGTTACGGCAAGGTGCACGCGTTCTATCGTCCGGATAAACGTGAAATTGTCCTGGTGGCGGATAACATCCCTGATGGGCGGACCGTTCGCGAGAAGTTACGTCACGAGATTATTCACCATGCAATGGAGCATGTAGTCACGCCAGCGGAATATCAGACGATTATTAAGACCGTGCTGAAAACCCGTGACAGTGATAACGCCACCATCCGTGAAGCCTGGCGTAAGGTTGATGCGTCTTATGCTAAGGAATCACCGGAAGTGCAGGCAGGTGAATTTCTGGCACATATGGCGGAGAAACAGCCGAATAAATTTGTGGCGGCGTGGGAGCGTGTTGTTGCCCTGGTCAAAGGGGTACTGCGTCGCACGGGGTTACTGAAGCCGACAGAGCTGAACGATATCAGACTTGTTCGCGAAACTATTCGCACGTTAGGCCAGCGTGTGCGGGAAGGTTACACGCCGCGTGAGGATGGCGCTGGCGCATCGTCTCAGTACTCCCGTAGCGGTAAGACTGATCCGTTCAAAGTGCCGGAAGGTGAGGGCGAGCGTTATCGTGATGACCTTGCCAGAATGATGAAGTCTCTGCGCACCACAGATTTAACGGTAAACATCGGGCGTACGCCGCCGGTATTGCGTCACCTTGGCGCACCAGATTTGCCGCTGGTTATCTCCCGCGACACTGTGCGTAAGGCCACCAATGGAGTGAAACATGTGGTGCCGATGGATGTTATCGAGAGACTACCGGAACTGATGCACGATCCGGATGCAATTTACCGTTCCGCGACAGAAAGAAATGCGGTTGTGATGCTGCTTGATGCCATGGATAAAAATGGTGATCCTGTAGTGTCAGCGGTACACATGAAGGCTGTCCGGTCGCGCCTGGAAATCAACAAGGTAGCTTCGGTTTACGGTACGGAAGGAGGAATGAATAAGGCAAATAGTCTGGATAAAGCCGGATTAACGCTTTACCGGAAGAAAAAATTAAGCCGCGATAACCTTCTGCACAGAGGGCTTCAATTGCCCAAAGGGGAACATTCTTATCGCGGCTCTGTAGATAAAATACTCTATCCTGAAGATATTCGCAAGGGGCCGTATTACTCCCGTACCAGCAGTCTGACACCGGAAGAGACAATTGCATCCCGTTTTGTTCGCCAGATGCAGGATAAATTCCAGGTGCTGAAGGCGGTGCAGGAGAATATCCGTAAAACTGGCGGAAAAATAGATGACAGCAATAACGCCTATATGGCTGAAGAACTCTTCCACGGGAAGGCGGAAAACGACCTGAACGTGATGAAGGAGCGCTACGTTCAGCCACTGGCTAAATTACTGGCGGACTACAAAATTGCGCAGGCCGATCTGGATGAGTACCTCTACGCCCGTCACGCGCCGGAACGTAACGCGCATATCGCGAAAATCAACCCGAAAATGCCGGACGGCGGTTCGGGGATGACCAACGCGGAAGCGGCGGAAATCATGCAGCGTGTGCGTAACAGTGGCAAACAGGCACAGTATGACCGTCTGGCAGGGATTGTTGACGATATGCTGGCCCGTCGCCGTGAGCTTATCCGTGAGGCCGGACTGGAAGAGAGCGGTGTGGTGGATGCCTGGCAGAACGCCTACCGTTACTACGTTCCCCTGAAAGGTCAGGATGTTGACGGTGTGGTGTCACTGCCCCGTGCAGGTAAGGGCTTCACCATCGGCGGACGTGAAAGCAGGCAGGCCATGGGGCGTGCATCCCGCGCACAGTCTCCTTCCACTCAGGCGATACAGGATTTGAGCGAATCGCTGATCCGCAATCGCAAAAACGAAGTGGGTAACGCCTTCCTGAAACTGGTGCAGGATAATCCCGATAAGGATTACTGGCAGGTATTCACTGATGACAAACCGGACACCATGCGGGCGATTGCAGAGCGTGTTGATCCGGAAACCGGCGAAACCCGTCGCGAAGTTGTTGAACGTCCGGTGCCTATGGCAATGATGGCGGATCGCTACTTCACCACCAAAAAGGACGGCAAAACTTACTACATCAAACTCCATGACCCGCGCCTGATGCGTGCGATGAAGAACATGGGGCCGGAAACCAGTAACGCCGTAATCCGTACGCTGGGGAAAGTTAACCGTTTCCTGGCAACGGTGAACACGTCGTATAACCCGGAATTTCTGGTCAGTAACTTCATCCGTGACGTGCAGACGGCGGTGATGAACCTGAAGGCTGAGCAGGGAAGGAGCGACGGTAAACTGAAAGGGCTGGATAACTTATCCGCCCTGGCTGTGGTGAAAGACAGCCGGTCTGCCATGTCTGCCGTATACGCCAGTCTGCGTGGTAAAACCCTCACGGGCAACGGTGCGCAGTGGCAGAAGGTGTGGAAAGAGTTTGTTGAGGATGGAGGTAAAACCGGCTGGTTTAACATGGGTGACCTTGAAGGCCAGCAGAAGGAAATGGATCGCCTTGTATCGCTGGCGAAGGGAGGATGGAAAGGCCAGAGTATCGGTGCATGGCATTCGTTCCTGAACCTGGTCGAGGATGCCAACGGCGCGGTTGAAAACGCTCTGCGTCTTTCTGCCTATAAACACGCCCGTGATGCCGGTTTGTCACGCCAGCAGGCGGCATCTCTTGCCAAAAACATGACGGTGAACTTTAACCGTCGTGGTGAGCAGGGAGCGCTGATGAACTCGCTGTATATGTTTGCCAACGCCAGCATTCAGGGGACCGCAAACCTGGTGAGAACGCTCGGACATCTTAATGGCGACGGGCCGTTACCGGAGCGCCTTCGCTGGAAGAATCTCAATGTACCGCAGAAAATCGCGCTTGCAGCTGTGGGAGCGGGTTATCTGCTTGGCTCGCTTAACCGCAGTGTTGCGGGGGAGGATGATGACGGGGTTAACTGGTATGACAAGGTGCCGTCTCATGTGAAAGAGCGTAACCTCGTCATTATGAAATCGGTGTTCGGGGGCAAGGCCGGAGAGTACTGGAGTATTCCTCTGCCTTACGGGTACAACGTTTTCTTCCTGCTCGGGCATACTGCTGAAGGTGTGGCAGCGGGCGACCTGACTGCTTCACGTGCTGCCGGTAATGTTGTCGGTGGTATCCTGGGGGCATTCAGTCCTGTGGGCAGTGAAACGTCGGAAACACTGTCCGGGGCATTGCTGAAAAATGCAGCGCCGACCATTCTGCGTCCGTTTGCGAACCTTGCCATGAATGAAAACTTCATGGGGGCGCAGATTTACCAGGAGAACATGCCATTTGGCACACCGAAACCGGACAGCCAGCTGGGCAGACGTTCAACGCCTGAGGCGTACAAGGCGTTTGCATCCTGGCTGAATGCGTTCTCAGGTGGCAGCCAGTATCGTCCCGGCGCGGTGGATATCACACCGGAATCGCTGAAATTCTGGATTGACTATATCTCCGGAGGGACAGGGCGCTTCATTTCCAAAACCACAGATGCGGCGGTGAAATCGCTGAACGGTATTGATATACCGGAGCAGCAGGTGCCCTTCCTGGGGAAAATTTCGGGTGAGGTGATGCCGTATGCAGACCAGCAGAAGATGTACGACCGGATGACAGAGGTTGCGCAGTATCACGCAGAGCTGAAGAGTCTGACCGGTGCAGAAAGAACGGCGTTCATTGACGAGAACAACGGAAAATTGTTGATGAACGGGCTTATGCAGGATACCCGGAAGAGACTGAAGGATTTGCGTAAACAGCGTGATGCCATTTACGCCGACAGTACTCTCAGTCTGGCGCAACAGTCGGCGATGGTGAAATCGGTTGAGCGGGATATGAAAATTGCCGTGGATCGGTTTAACCGCGAGTACAACAAAAAAGTGGGAGTGGAGTAAAGAACATGCCCCGTACGGAAGTGCGGGGCATGCTTAACGGGATGTGTACATAAATGGGTACGGATATGACGATTATTTTGGTGCTTTCTGTATTTAAATCAATTAGTTAATGCTTGTATTCATTATATCCATTTAACTAAGAGGACATTGTTGCGTATTGATTTTGGTTGTTCACCATATGACTGATAATACCGTCTTTATGGTTTTAAAATCAAGGTGTAAGTTCGTTTTTGTTCATGGTTGATTATCTTCTTTTGCGTTGAAAAGTGTTTTGTTCACTTGCTAATGCGTACATATTGAGTACAGAATACATTATAAACTTGTGTACAGGATATAAAGCATTGGCACTGAGCGACACCAAACTACGAGGCCTCTACGGAAAACCCTACTCTGGCCCTGCTGAAATCACCGATGGTGACGGGTTAAGTGTGCGGATTACTCCAGCAGGAACTATCACGTTTCAGTACCGTTATCGCTGGAATGGTAAGCCAGTACGTCTTACTGTCGGGCGCTATCCGTCTACTTCACTGAAGGACGCGCGTGTTATCGTCGGTGAGATGCGCGCATTGTACATGAAGGGAGTTAACCCTAAAAATTATTTTGCGCCCAGTGACGGCGAACTGACATTAAAAGAATGCCTGGATCAGTGGTGGGATAAGTATGTTACTGATCTGAAACCCAATACACAGACGCTTTACAGATCCGTCGTGTACAACACTATGTACACACAGTTTGAAGGCTCGCCAGTTGCCAGTATCCCAGTATCGGCATGGGCTCGTTTCTTTGACAAACAAGAAAGCCTCAACAAGAAAAAGGCTCGTGTTTTGTTGTTACAACTGCGTTCAGTTATTAACTGGTGTATCAGCCGCCAGTTAATCCCATCATGCGAATTACTCAAGCTTAGTGTTAAGAATATTGGGAAAAAACCAGATGTAGGGAGTCGTGTACTTACCTATACGGAACTGGCAAAAATTTGGCTGGCGCTGGAGAACTCAAAAGTAGTTACTTCCAACAAGGTGTTACATCAATTGCTATTGCTATGGGGGGCCAGACTTTCTGAGCTACGTCTCGCGACAGCCAGTGAGTTCAACATGGAAGATCTGGTCTGGACAACCCCAAAAGAGCATTCAAAAATGGGGAATATTATCCGGCGTCCGGTATTCACTCAGGTTAAACCTTATATCGAGAGATTGCTTAATGCGGGTTTTGATGTGCTATTCCCCGGGCAGGAAATAGATAAACCTATTGATCGTTCGTCGGCTAATTTGTACATGAAAAAGTTAAGGGAGAAAATTGATATTCCTGAATGGAGAACGCATGATTTTAGGCGTTCTCTGGTAACGAATTTATCTGGGGAAGGAATTATGCCCCACGTCACTGAAAAAATGCTGGGGCATGAACTTGGGGGAGTTATGGCCGTGTATAATAAACACGACTGGTTGTCGGAACAGAAAGATGCGTATGAGTTGTATGCTGATAAAATTTTCTGGCACGCTAAACAGCTCGGTTAATTCCTCCGGCTTTAAGCCATTGTTCAACGGCCTGACGACTATATCGCGCCGGATGAGTAAGTACTGGTTCCGGGAATCCGTGTTTTTTTCGCAAATTATACAAAGCTGTGCGCCTTTTTTGTAACAAATCAGAAACCTCTTTTTCGGTCATTAAGTTGACTTCCATAGTATGCGCTCCTTTTCTACATGTATTTCAACAGCCTGATATCATCCACGCCCTAAAGGACGTGGATTCCCGCTTCGCTCACTCTGACAATTCGTTGATCAAGTCACGGTATTTATTCAGTTCTTGCAACGCCTTACATGCACCCTCCCATCGTTTCTGTTTCCGCCCGGCGCGGCGCGCTTCTTTCCGTTATTGAAAAAAACGGGATTCAGGCCATAAATGTTTGATTACCTTCACTACCGCGCCGTCATTCTGGCGGCGCTTCCCCCAGAGAAGAAATATCATCACCGGATTGCCACATCCACTCCGGCCCCTGCCATCTCAGATCCGGTGAATCATTTCTCTCAGGAATAACTATTACGTTCCTTTCCATCCGCTCCCTTTCTATCGCCATCACAGCCAATGCTGCAACCATGATGTATTTTTGCTCGTCGGTTCCTGTTTCATAGCGCCACATGAGGGTAAACTCGGGGCGATCAGTAACCTCAATGATTTCGTTAATTTCTTTAATTTCGCGAGGAATATCCATGGGTTTAGTCTCCTTTGACATTACATGCCCGCACTGTTTAAAAGAGCGAGCTGTTATTGAGGCATTTGCCGAAAAACAAATTGAAAAAACACCTCTTTTTAACGTCGCTTTTGTATGCAGAAGTTGTCATCAAGGAGGTGTTGCTATTGTTGAAATCCCATCAGACCACTATCACGGCCCTATGGCGGAAAGCCAGAAAAAAGACCTTGATATTCTGATTTCAGGAAATAGCCAGTACCGTTTCCGCAAGATCTATCCTGCGGTCAAAAAAATTACCGCACCAGAATCTACGCCCCCGGTTGCAGACCGTACTTTTGTTGAGGCAAAAGAGGATTTACAGAGGAGGCGGTACGACACAGTGGTTATTCTTTGTCGCAGAGTCCTCGATATCTCAACGAAAAAACTGCTCGGCGATGAAGCAGGAAAAGAATCTCTGTCGCAACGTATTCAGATGATTTACAAAAAAGGCCTGATCACTGAACAGATGAAGGAATGGGCTCATATTGTACGAATAGATGCCAATAAAGCAGTTCATACAGATGAAGTATTCACACCAATTGAGGCAAGCCAGATACTGAGTTTTACCGAAATGTTTTTAGTCTACGCCTTCACTCTGCCTGCAATGGTGGAAGCCAGATGTGACCAAAAAAGATCAGATTCAGCCTCTATATGAATCTCTTTTCTGAACACGTAAATACTACTCCGACACACAGTAAGCCTCCCCCCCGTCATTCACGACGGGGATGTCATGTTCCAAACTCTGCGTTGTTCTCCGCCTCCAGGATTTCTTCGATCTTCTGTACTCCCCGATTATTATAGCGAAAGGTTTCTACCTGCTTATCCGAGTGCGGGGATTTGTCGATGAACCATTTCCCGTATTGTTCTGTTTTGAGCATGTAGGTATTGGCAATGCGACCAACCTTGTTAGCGGATATTTTGAGTTGCACTCCAACTTCTGACGCCGAATAGTAATGTTCATTGATCATCGGTAGCGGGATTACGTTAGCGCCTACAACGGGATTAACCAGGCTGGCGGCAACGACCTGTTTGGCTTCAGGGGCAAGGTTGGGGAGGAATCCGAAAAGGTCTTTCATTGTATCGACGGTCATTTTCAGCGCCCGCGCTTTGCGGAATTCCTCAAGGCCGTTAGTCGAATGTTTCGTGGTGGTTTTTTGTTGCAGTTGCTGTTGCATTGACTCCAGTTGATCGACCAGCGAACGACGGACGGATTTAGATTCACGAGCGGCAACCCGAAGCGCTTGTTTATAGGTCATCACAATAACAACCTGATCCGCACCACCTTTTTTCTTATCCATGGGGGTTACGAAATTTTCGTAACCCTCCCCCTCAAGTTCATCTTTGATGCGTGCAATGAAGTCGTTGTTGCGTACTTCTTTTTCACCGCACAGTCTCCGCGCTTCATTCACCATTTTCAACAGAGCCTGGCTGTCGATAGTTCCATTTTTCATTATATTATTTTTCATCGTGTTAACCTCTCAAGCTCGCCGTAGCGAGTTCGCATAAAAGAAATCCCCGCGAGTGCGAGGATTGTTAGTTGCGCTCTGCTGCTGATTTAGCCATCAATATTTACCTTTATCGCGTATACCTTTACCGGTTTATCACCGAAGTGCGGATGTGTGATTGTCTTGATTTCATATCCGCCATACGGAATATCAATTCTGCGGCTGGAATCGTCGCGCTTCGGATATCCCTTTGTGATAATCAGGCGGTCATATTCCCGGAACATGATTCGCTTATTCCAGTAGTCATTACACAAGCGATACTCTTCCGTTTTCTCCCCGCGAATCATGGCATCGAAGTATTCACCTTTGACGGCAAGTTGCAGGTTAGCCACGGTTAACCTCCTGCGGAGGTTCTGGTAGCGGCATCCAGTGGGTTACTTTCGATGCCGGTTCTTCCCCATTGTCAGTAACTGCCCACCATTTGTTTCTCGACCAATCGTAATACCCTTCGAAGGTATCGCACTCAGTCCAGCCGTAAGACTTACCCCAACACCAAACATACTGTTTATCGTTCGGCATTCGCTCACTACAGCTTATCCAACCATCCGGAGTTACCGGAGAGTTGCCAGATAGCTCGTTCAACTTGTAAGTTTGGCTTACAGGTTCTGCTTCCAGCGATGCCAAAGCAATCCGTGCCACTTCCATTTGTTCGCTACGAGTAAGCCCGTTTTCAAGCTGATTTTTAATGAACAATTCAATACGTTCTTTAGTAATAGTGGTCATTTGTTAGTCCTTAAACTGCTAGTTGCAATTGCATTTCAAAGCGGTCGCGTTGTTCACAATACGCAAGAGAACCAGGGCTATTGTGTGCCTCAATCCGTTCTACCATTAATGCTGCGCGTGTCTCTTTACTTGCAGGTGCATAAGCCCCAGACCAGGCTTTATCAATACCGATGTTTCGAGCGACGTTCGTACTATCTGCGCTGGCTAAGGGTAATTTTGTGAATATCAGCGGATTTAACATGCGCAATCCATGTAGTTTCGTAACCGGCTGACCATGCCCATCAACAATGTGACGAATCAGGTCTTTCATTCTGGCTACCGCAAGAGTTGGGCGCTTTACGTCATAGTCGCCACAACTACCGATAGCCACTCGCGGAAACTCATTGCACAAATGAATAAATCGCTCGTCACTTTCATTCATGTGCCACACTGGAACGCCAGCTAGTTTTCCGTGAGGCCACTCATTCAGAAGCGCATCATTTTCCTCCTCTCCGCCATCAATAACATCCGGGATAATGGCAAAATCGAATCCTGGGTGATTCTTCCAGCGAGCAACAAACTCGTAGTAATCGCTCCAGTCGATTTTGTTTTTGCCAGCTGCTTTCCAGGCGGTGAATGCACCGTTGTCCAGCGCGAACGACTGACAGTATTCAGCCGCGAGATTGATCTGGCCTGAATGCGCAAAACTGATAAACGCATGTCGCCCTTTCCATGCTCTCATTGCGCACGTATCAGGAGTAATAGGCCCACCGTGGTAGTGAATCATCTCACTCTCCTTTGATGCGAATGCCAGCGGCGCGGGAATCATTCCATCGCTTTACTTCTTCACGAATTACGTCAATGCATTCTTTCGAATCCATTAGGTAATCTTCATCAAAAAGACGTTCCTGTTCGTTTTCTATCGCAACAATGATTGCTTCAACTAACTTTTGTTCCTGAGAATCACTTTCTAACTCTGCTATGCGCTTACTCCCATCCGAGATAACACCTTCGTAATACTCACGCTGCTCGTTGAGTTTTGATTTTGCTTCCTCAAGCTCAACACGCAGCTTCCCTACCGTTAGCGCAATATCCTCGTTCTCATGGTCGCGGCGTTTGATGTATTGCTGGTTTCTTTCCCGTTCATCCAGCAGTGCCAGCACAACCTGAGGTGTGACTTTCATACGAAATGCCAGCAATTTCTGAGGCGTTGCTACTGTTTCAATTGCTACTGCCGCATCACGCAGTGCCTGATAGTCAATCTTGCTCACTGGTTGCCTCCTTTGTGGATCTGCGCTGCGATGCACGAAAAAAAAGATTCCCGCGTATGACAGTTAAGAGCTGGTGCGAAAGCCGCGTTAAGAACGGCAGCATCACAGCCGTCATCGATATAGAGCGCAATTTTTTTCTCCAGGCGCGCTTTGGCTTCTTGCAACTGCATACCCCGGCACGTACGCGGGATATACTCAGCAATTTGAGCGATAGATTTTTCGTTCTGTTTAAACATGCTTCACCTCGACAGGCTTGATTGTGTCGATCAGCAGTCTGCGGCGCGTATTTTCTGCAAAGTGGCGGCGTCCGGTTTCTTTGTGGTAAAACTCGTTTTTGCCGACGACCCACATCCGCTCTGTCTGGTGAAGTTTTTTTACCTGCGGGCCGTCTTTGGTGATCACAATGCCGGTATGGGTTTTTACGATTGTCATGCCACTACCTCTTCGAATTTCAACTCCAATTGGTCACCCCAGATTTCACATGATTCGGAACACGAACCAGTATCAAACCGCTTGGCCAGCACCATCGCTTGATACAAATTGCTGTAGTCGCTGTCGGCATACATCCTGGCAATCCCGTCAAGCGTCAGGTGACCACGGTACATAACGTCTTTACCTGTTCTGCGATGACCATCCCTGACGTGTTTGCCTGTAACCAGTTCATTAAAAACCCGCATCAGACCAGGTTCGTCTTTACATGCAAGCCCCAGCTTTTGCGTTGACTTTTTGATGCAGAAAACACAGTTCCCGAGGTGCTCCGGGATTTGCAAATCAAAAGGTTGTTTTCGCCACCACCGGATAACATCCGACTTATCAAAATCTGACAGTTCGGCAAGATACCGGACGCCCGGTTTCGGTTTCAGCCTACGGGGTTCGTCTGCACGAATACCCAGCCACGTGATGTAGTTCCCTTGTCCGAAATGGTCATCGCAGTATTTTGTGAAGGGGGTGAGTTTTAATCTGTCAGTGCAGAACGCGCCGCCGATGTATGGCGTGCCATATTTTTTTACCATGTCCATAAACGGTTTAAGCACCGGCATTCGCGTCTGAATATCCTTTGGTTCCCATTCCGTATAACCATTTGGCTGCCCAAGCTCTGGATTTATATCGACCTGCAACACGGTTAGCGGAATATCCCAGAACTTCACAACCTCCCGAATAAACCGGTACGTCAGCGGGTGTTCACATCCCGTATCCATGAGTATGTAATGAACGTTTTCACCAGCTTTTCTTCGTTGCTCCATAAGGTGGACGAGGTACGCCGATGTCCGACCGCCTGAAAAACTCACAACATGATGAGTGCTCATTTCTTCGTCTCGTTACGGGGAGGGGGTTAAATAGGTGGTAAGCTGGAATTGCCGGATGTTTACCCGTGTCCGGGGTACGACCTCACGTTGCAGCGTACGTGAATAGACTATTGCCCAGTGTCGTTTGATGTCGGCTGAGGATATTCGCCTTGCTCTTGTAACAGAGTTAGAAGAATGGAAAACCCCTCACGATGTGATGATTGATGAGTGTCGATCCCGGAATGATTGATGTTGTTAAACTCCAACATCGTGCTCCTGGCGATAGCCTCAACGGTATTCCAGAATACTAATACATCTGTTTTCTGCTCTGTTTTAGCAGCAACAGGAAGTTTGATATTTTGTTGACATTTATTAATGCAACCATTTTGAATATGTTCCTCGTGCTTTTCATTGTCATAAGCATACAGCCCGACAAAAACATTTCGCACGTTACGGGATATATTTTCCAGATTCGCCTTTGGTTCCTTTGTTAAATCAAGCACCGATAAATGGGCTTTAAGCGTATCCGCAGCTATTTTCTGAATATCCTCTGGTAAATCTTTAAATTGCATAGTATACCCTCCTGGAACTGTGTATTTTCTCGTGAAATATGAGCGATATGTCGTGACGTCCCTGTCACAGATTTCATCACACTGAGAACGTGCCGATGAAGGTTAAGATATCTTCTTCTTCGAAACGCTCTTTCAGCAGGTCACGGAACTCTTTGGCAATTTCTTCTTCCGCAGCTTCAACACGCACGATACGTAGCACCAGAACAGGTTGTTCGCTTGTCAGAATGCTTAATCGCAGCGTGAATTCCCTGTTGCCCAGGCCCTCGTATGGGATGCATTCAAAGCGGAAAGTGGCAGGCATGATTTCTTTGCTTTTAGCCTCAACGGACTCCATGACTGAGCGGCTACCGCTGAAGTTTTGCTCTTCATATTCAGCACTGCGTTTTGCGTCGATGGTAAGACGACGGACAGCAGAGATCGCCTGTTTGATATCCAGCACATTACCGTCGCTGTCATAGGCTGTGAGGAAGTCGGCCCAGTCTTCCAGCCATTCAGCGAGAGATTTCTGGAGTTGTTTTTTGCCGTCCACGTCACGTAATGCGCGATATGGTGATGTGGCTTTCAGTTCCAGCAGTGCCTTGTTGTCAGCGTGTCCAGGTTGCTCCAGAGTGCCGATATTGAACACAGTGACTGCTTTCATCGTTTCCGCGTTAATGAAGCAGCGGGAGCACTCATCGGCATACCCTTTGCTGTATTCAACAAAGTCATCAATACTGGTTGTGGTCATGACTCCACGGAAACGAAAACGTTCTGTCATGAATTGTTCCAGACTTTCGATATTTACATTGTCCGGCAATAACGCAACAGGGCATTCCGTAAGCGGCAAATTTTCACCAGAAAAAGCAGTAGTGGTGAGTTTTACAATTTCTTTAATGGCATTGCTATCTAACTGAGACATGTATGTTTACCTTTAATTTATGTATTTAGGGATAATGCGCGAGCGTTTTAAGGCGGGGATTATTCAGCGTAAAACAGCGTCATGTTGGCCCTGTTTATCAAAAACCTGTCCCTGGTCTTTCTGGAACAAAGTAAGCTCACCACCTTTATTTACAAACATTGGTGTGTTAGTCGTATCTTCTTCTGATTTACTACCACGCATTGTCGGGCGTGTGAATTTTAGTTTATGGGAAACTGATACGCGATTTTCATCAAGTGAAGATAATTCGAATTCAACACATACCTTTCCTTTTTTGTTTGTGCTGTTTACGCCAAAGGCAACTTCACTTAATACCGCACCAAGTTTGTTAACAAATACCCCGCCGTCGAGGTCGTTAATGAAAACATTAACATCAGTTTGATGCTGGTTCATATTAATATCTCCGTGTAGAGGTGTGTTAAGGCTTCAGTTGTTCACTGCATTTAAAGCCTGGTTTTGTTTGTGAATTAAAAGTTATCGCCACCGTACTGCCAGTAACCCGGGTCGTCCGTGTGATTCGGGTTTGCGTTTTTGCTGCGATTGTCTTTGTCTTTGAGAGTGGAAACCATATTTGCTACCGTTTCTGGTTTCTTTCCTTCAGCTTTTTCTTTCAGTGTCTGCCCTGTTTCTGCAATGAATGGAATGCGGATTTCCATCTGGTAACTGTCTGCGCCAGTCTTTCTGTTTGTGGTTAATACTTTCTGGAGCACTAACCCGATTTTCTTTCCGTGAAACTCAGGTGCAACATATTTACTGACGGAAACCATATGTTGCGTTAACTGCCCAATTCCTGTGCATCCCATCATGGCGTGAATAATGCTCGCCCCAAATTTATTTTCAGTGCCGTCATTCTTCTGAACACAAACACTGAGATATTGGATTTTCCGTCCGTCGTCGGATTCTCCAGAAAACTCAATGAATCGGGCACCTTTTTCTGATTGCTTGAGTTCTGCTTCGGTGATGTTAATGATATGCGCACCCGTTTCGGTAATAAAACCACCTTGTCCGGCGGTTAGTGCTGATTCTTCATTGTAAGTAAAAATTACATCATCCATTAGTTATTAACCCCCCCCATTGTTCTCCAAATACAAAACCAATTTCCGCCAGTGCTTCGTCCATTTTGTCGATGAACTCCGGCACCATCTCATCAAAACTCGCCATGTACTTTTCATCCCGCTCGACCACGACATAATGCAGGCCTTCACGCTTCATACGTGGGTCGTAGTTGGCGAAGTACCAGGCGTCCTTGTCTGTAACCCACATGCTGAATTGCACCTGGGCCATGTAAGCAGGCTTGATAGCGTCAAAGCCGCCAAGCCGGAACTTCATGAAGTCGCGGGAAGTGAAGGGGCATTTAAGCTCAAGACCGTTACCGTCGCTGCATAAACCGTCGGGAGAGCAGGCGGTGCGCATGCTTTCGTCACGAAAAATTATTGGCGTTTCCGAGACGGTAACATCCGCGATAAATTCGAAGAGGGCACGGGCATCATCTTCGTATTGCTTTCCCCATGCGAGCGACTTAGCGTTAACTTCCGGTGCCACGCCAGTACAAACTTCAGCCAGCAGGGTGTGGAAGTATGACATTTTTGTATCAGGCCATTTGCTGCCTGAACGTGGTTTGGCTATGACGTTGTGAACTTCTGAAGCAGTGATAACACCGAGTCTCAGCTTGTGCCATCCATCATCGCCCTGGTCGAGGCTGGTAATATCCACGCCAGTTCGCTGGAGAATAATTTCTGGTGTCATGACACGGCCTCGCTGTTATTTTCCGTGGTGGCGTGAACTTTCGCTTCCGCCGTGGCCTTGTTTCTGGCAGCTTTCTTTTTGACAAAATCCAGCGTTTTGACGGCTTCTTCCTGCGTGAGATCTTCATGTGATGCAATCGTGCGACGGAATGTTTTGGAACATACGGGGAGAAGGTCATCCCATTTCTTGTTGATTTCGGTGATTGCCTGAGTGATCTCATTGATAATCTCATCTGATGCGGGAGTGACGTCGCGCTCAGGGATGTGATCAGCATTCAGGATAATACCTTCACCGGCCTGAGTGTTCAGGTAGTCGATAGCTGTATCCAGGCGATCGCGACGGGGCCAGTATTTGCTGGCGCGTTTAACAATGGCTTTGCGGGCCATTTCATCGGGGAAACTATCCCACGGGCTACTTCCTCCGTTATTTCCGGCTTTGCTGCACGCCCTGATGACCTCGATTTCCCTGTTGCTCATCTCTTCGGTCAGATAGTCGCCTTCGGATGTTTTTACGACACAATAACCGCCAATGCGTGCGCCCCTGTCTACGAATGGGTTGTATTTGTGCGTGGGGGCGCAGTCAATACCGTTGGACTCGTAAATGTCCTTCTCGTAAACAAGTTTGCATTGCCCCCACTGAATGGCTCCTGTGACCTGTGCCAGATGCAGAAGCCCCATATAACTGATATCCAGGCATACAGCCTTTTTTCGTGGGACCAGATACGCCAGCTTGCTGGCCGGGTTCAGGGTTATGCCGATGGCGGCAACATTGATGATAGCGTTCTGTGCGCTGGGCAGATTTGCCCGTGCTGTGTCAGCCAGAAAGGCATTTTTCTGGAATTGCTGAATTGCAAACTGACTTTCCTTCGCCCATGTCAGCGTCGGTTCAGTTAATGCCTCGCAGAAAAAGCGCTCCTGCTGCTTAACAAATTCAACGATATCGAACATTTTTTGGTCCTGAAAATCAGAAAGGACAGGGGGAGAATTTTCTCTCCCATTCTTCTTCCGCCCGAGCATAGGCGATCGCTGAGATATAATCGTTGTACGCCTCTTCAGCTTTTTCGCCAGTGAGTGCCAGTTGGGCTTCTTTGGGTAAAAAAAGGCTGCTCATAAGCAATGGTTTATCGGGGAACATGCTGATAAGCTCCTGCGCCCGATCATCAATCCATTTATCCTTTTCATCCTGAATTTGCTGATTAATCCAGCGACGCTCCTCTATGCGGTCGCAGGTGAGGTATGCGTTCATGGCGGAACTCCTGATTCCGGTTAATGCATTAAATTAATTTGTCGGGAAAGCTGACATACAGGGCAGTTACATTCTTCCTCCTGCTCCTTAGCGAAGAAATATGCAGCGGCCTGTAATGCGATGTCTTCTGGATGTTCTGCGATAAACATAACATTGCCTTCCGTATCAATAACAGAAATAGCCTCATCAGACAGGACGACAAAATAGGCGATGATTTTATCATCCATAAAAACTTCTCCCATTATCGTTCCTGCTGGAGTTACGACGCTTTTTACATTGATATTTATTTTTTGATTGAGCATGATATTTCCTTTCAGGCTGGTGAGATTAACGGTTGGCCTTTATTGTTCAGGTAAATTTCTATTGCATCTGAGATAATGCGAATTTTTTCAATCAGTGAATGAGCGTAAAGTGCATTATTAACGTTCGCTGACGCCATGTAATAACGCCCGTTGTAAAGAATTGCTGTGCCGGGTTTAACGTCCTCGCGAGAAACTAATGCGGTTCCGTAGTGAGGTTTGAGCATGACAAATCCTCCGGTTAATTAATCCAGATATTTAATTTAATCCCCGATATGTGGTCGGGGATGGGGTTAATTAAAGATTAACGTTGAAACCAAAGCGGGAAGACTTTTCCGATGTGCGGGAAATATCCAGCAATTTACGGCGCATTTCTTCCGTCAGATGTTTGAAGGCGTTAAATTCAGCGACAGCTGCGTCGACGTTATAGCCCTTGCTGTGTAGCTCGTTGAGGATGCGCATAGTTGGGCTTGGCATATCGAAGAGCACGGAAGCATCAAGGCTGATAACCTTGCGATCAACATAGTTCATCGTGGCATAGGGGTGATGCTCTGAAAACCACGACAAAGGGAAATTGATATTCATCGCAGGAGAAGACAGGGCCAGTTGTTTCTGTTCCCATAGTTGTTTTTCCATGCGATCGAATTCAGCAATGTAGGCTTCTTTGAAAGCGGCGGCTTTTTTGCCAGTGAACCCCATCACCAGGAAAACGAATCCGTTTTTGGTGATTTGGTACATTGGGCGTTGTTCGCCTTTGGCGTCGGTGTAGGTAACGTCCGAAAAATTGCGGGCGTTAAATTCCGTAGAACAATCCATCAATCGGATTTTTTTTAAAACGTCGTCGTGCCGCTTGTCAAAAAATTCAGCAATAGCAATAGACGTTGTGATAACGCGACCATTGGAAATGGTGATTTCAGGTTGAGAAAGGACTGGGATAGTAGCCATAATGGCAGCCTCCTTGATTGGTGATTAATAACCACCGCAGGAGGTGAGAAGCTCGCTGGCGGTGGACTGTACAGGGTTCTCACAACTGGCAATCAAGGGAACCAGCCCGACCGAAGTCGGCCCCATACAGCCCACCATTGATAAGATGTGCGTGTATGTCGATACAAAAAAAGACGCTGGCGCGTCTGTATCGCCTCGATTGTCAGCGGGGTGAGAATCCCGACACCCGTTTTATGAGGTGTTCGCCAAATATAGCCCCGACATCACACGCAGTCAATACCGTCCTTTCTCGGAAATGCTTTGGCGATGTGGCAGGTGGGAGACCCATTTCGACCCGATTCGGCCTACTTATCTTCAGCAATAGTCCCTCGGGCCTCGCCGCTTTACGTGCGACATATTCCCGTCCATGAACCCTTCACCACACCCCAAAACATTCCCTGTATTGGTCAGCGCCAACTTCCTGCCAGTGTTGCCCGTTCTCACGCCGTTCTCGCTCTCGCGCGGGGATACTCTCTCATCGACCGGATCGCACCCGATGATACAGCACGTTTACGTGTAGGGGTCTAAACAGGTCATTGACGCTGTAAAGCTCCAGATTGTTAAAGAGCATTTTGCGGCGGGTTAAGTCGCGCCGTACGACTGATTTATGTAGCCCTGTGTAAGGGCGCGATGTTTCTGGCTTGAAATAAATATAACTTGCGGTGATTTTTGTGTAAATACCGTTGGTGGTTATTGGGGTCAAAAAAATATTACTTAACTGATTTTTAAAGTGATTTATTTTTCAAGGGGGCGGTTAGCGGAGTGCGGTCAAAGAAAAGCCGGCGCGGGCCGGTTACTCTGTGTGAGATTTGGCGTGAGGGAAAAGCCCCCGGATAACACCAGGAAAAGCAGCGAACAGTCAAAGAGAACCCAGCGGGCTTGGTGGCTTTTGACAAAAACACTGCCTGTAACTATAATTAGTTGCAATGTAGCGAAGATGAGATTATGTGGGTATGGGGAAAGCAGATAAGCTACTGGAAAAGTTTTTAAACAGTAAAAAAACGTTTGAATGGGATGAGCTGGTCGTTTTGTTTTCCTCTCTGGGAGATGTCAAAAAGGAAATGCAGGGCTCAAGAGTGCGGTTTTTCAATGCTGAAATCAACCACACCATATTAATGCATCGCCCACATCCAGAAAGTTATATTAAAGGTGGAACGCTGAAAGCGATTAAACAGAATCTGAAAGAGGCTGGGGTATTATGAAGCATCTAAAATATAAAGGGTATTTAGGTACAGTAGAACCAGATTTTGAAAATAATATCCTGTACGGAAAACTGGCGTTTATTCGAGACCTGGTAACTTATGAGGCTTCTACATTAGCTGAACTGGAACAGGAGTTTAAGACATCGGTTGAGCTGTATTTACAGTCTTGTGTGGAGGATGGAAAGGAGCCTGATACCCCGTTTAAAGGTGTGTTTAACGTCAGGCTTGATCCAGAACTGCATCGTCGGGTAGCAGAAATGGCGATGGAAGAAGATTTATCACTGAACGCCTTTGTTAATAAGGCGCTGGAAAAAGAAGTCAACCATCACACAGGGGCTTAATGTTCCCTTCGTCTTTGACATCCTCACCGCCACGAAGAATGGGGAATTTACGGCGCACTGGTAAATGGTGGGGCGAGCAGGAGGCAAACAAAACCCGGCACCAAGGCCGGGTTTTGTTATTGGTGCATTTGGCAGGTTGTAATATCTGGTCCATAAGCCAAAGTAAAAACAGGCTTGTTGATCAAGCCCCTGTTCTTTAATGATTGAATCATTTTTCCTTGCTCGCTAACTTTTTGCTTGCTAAGTATTTCTTCCACTTGTTGTGTCAGGGATTTGTCTTTGTTCATTTATGACTCACTTTGTTCTGGAAAAGGGAAAGAAGACAGAACAAGAACCTGTCGATTTGTTTTATACATGTATTCATTAATGACGTTATGTATATTTTTTAACGCCATGCTAAAATCTTTATCGTATGTAAAGTCTTCTACTTTTATCCTTAAGTCATTGATAAGAGTGTTTATTCCTATCGTTCTTCCGTGAGAATGCCACTTTCCGTTGTCACTAAGAGCGGTAGCGATCATTTTAGCCCTCGCTTCCTTTTCCCTCTTGGTAACTAGCTTTCCTCGTTTTGTGTTACCCTGATGAACTGTCCACTCTCTAAATTTATACTCCACAAGCCATTTCTTAAGCAAGTCTATTGATAGTTCTCTGGCTTGCTCATATCTCCGCAAGTGCGCCAGATCTAACTGACTAAGCATCATCAGTTCAGCTTGGGTAATGGTTCCTTCTCTGGATTTATTAATCATTTCTTCAACTTTATCAAGGTATCCCAAAGCGGGAACCCATTTACCGTCCGACGATTGCACTTGAGGATCAATAGGTCCTAATGAAGAAGCATAGTCCATGTAAATTTTATCTCCAGACATGCACCATATTGTACCTGCCGACATAGCCATGTCTGGAATGATAAAATATACCTCTTGGTAGAAATGCCTTGTAATTTCTACCATTTTTTCTACAGACTCAACAGAACCACCGTTTGTATTGAGTATAATAACAAGAAATTTATTGGTACGACTGTTAGCCATCTCACCAATAGCTTCAAGTTTTGGCTGGTAAACTTCTTTTGACCATGGAAAGATGCCACCGTAGTACGCAATGACGTCACAGTTTGGGAAAAATTTATCCTTAAATTGCTCTAACTGCCAAGAGATGTATGTTTCTAGTGTTGAATCAAGATTTTGGCTCATTTGATACAATACCTTGTTATATTAACAATTTACTATAAGATGTTGCACCATAGTTTTCGTTAATCACAACTAAAATCACCCAAACATCACCCAAACGTCTCTTCAGGTTACTAGTTAACAACAGGCCAAAAATTCTGTCTGAACGTATTGAAATAAAGGCCGGGAAAGCGGCCTTGTTTTTAGCGAATACCACCACCGCCAGGACGAGAATCAGCAGAACGACCACCACAACGAGAGCCGTCAGCAGCGGTATCATTGTCGTGTTGGCAACGACCAGCGAATGATTGAGTCGAAGCTACCAGTGACAACAAAACGAACAATACAGCAAATGATTTTTTCATGTAAGACTCTATAGGTTGTGGGCAACTCAGATAATAATGCCAGAAAATCGCTTCCCAAGCATCTCCCGGCAAGGTTATTAATATCGCTCTGTGAGCTCAATCAAAAGTATCATCATTCCACTGCGATTTGATGACCTTTCCGACAAACTGGCAGTTTTCGTTACACTCAATCATGTCGAATCGTGGGTTGAGCGGCTCCAGGTACGCTTTACCGCTCTCACGAATGAATCGTTTGAAGGTAAATTCATCGCCGTTCATTCGGGCCACGCAAAAATCGCCATCCTCGATTTCCCGTTCAGGGTCAACGAGTATCAGCATACCTTCAGGGAAGCTGGGTTTACCACCCTGCGGTGCGGTCATTGAATGCCCCTTGACCTCCAGCCAGAACGACCTGTCACTGGCTTTTGTGGTGGTGGAGATCCATTTAATCGCATCTTTTGCGGTGTACGAAATATCATCCATTGAGAATGCGCCAGCTTGTACGCAGGAGAGTAACGGATATTCGTAAGCGGGGACACGAGTTAATGGCTCTTCAATTGCGAGCGCCATTTCTGCAATAGATTTTGCCAGGCTGGGACTGAAATCTCCGACCTTTACATTCAGTATCTTAGCAAGCTGTGCTGCGTGGCTGGCATTTATGGCGTTGATGCCAGCCATTAGCTGATTAACAGCGCTTTGGGTAACACCTAATTCATAGGCTAATGATTCCTGCGACAGGCCTAACTCTTTCTTTTTAGCGTTAAAAATACTTTTCAGACGCTTGGCGTCTTCCAGTTGCTCAGGGGTTAACGGTTTCTTTTTCATGTTCATACCATATCACCTTTGGTTATATGTAATGAAATATCTGCGGTGTTGACATTTTAATAACTGTGCGTAATGATATGGGCATTTTGAAGGAGTCAGTTATGGCGATGAAAAAAGAGACCCTGGCTGATTACGTATACAGGTTCGGTCAGAAGAAAGCCGCTAAGGACTTTGGTGTGGCGCAGAGCGCGATCAGTAAAGCGCTTCTTGTCGGACGTGAAATTTACGTCAAAACCTTTGATGACGGCAGAGTTGAGGCGGAAGAGGTTCGACCGTTCCCTGCGTTCGTAAGAGGCGATGATTAATCCTGGACACACAGCCCATCGGAGGTGTGAGTGAACAGGCAAATCAAAACGGTTATGCCCGATCAGTACAGCGATGCTGATCGGGACTGGATACAGGAGCAATTGTTACAGCTAGACCCGACCACCCGGGTAAAAATTGCAGCAGAGTACGCGAGAGTGTACCAGGAAGAGTGGGACAAGGAGCCTGTATCGTTCAGGAAGGGCAACAGGGCAAGACGGAGCGCCAACACCCGGTTACGGGTGTATGTCCAGAAGTACGCGAGAGCCAGCCGTGGCTGGATGCTTTCGCCAGTAGCGATACGGAAGGAATAGACCTCATCAAGGTGATTATTTTTTTGTGAAATAATTTCATATGAAATTATTTGGCTTGAAATTTTACTAAGAAGGGGGTAAGGGGGCAGATCTGTAACATCCGTGCCCGTAAGGGCACTACCAGAGGAAGGCAGCTCCATAGGTTAGGTAGATCACTGTATAGGGCGCGATAGTTTCTGGCGAAATTATTATTGTGCTAACTATCACAGTGGAAATAGTACCATGTTCATCAAACATGTGGTTATCAGCCTGCTCGGAAACAAATTCTACACCGGAAAAGACAAGGTCACGTTTGATTATGTGCTGGCTGCCAAATTGCGTGATGCCGGACTGGCGATCGAACGTAATTATCTGGTTGATATGGGCAACGGTAAGCGCGGATTCGTCGATATCATGGTCGTTGCCCCATCTGGTGAACGGTGCGCGATCGAGGTGGACAGAGCGTCACCACGGGCACGTTCAATACTGAAACTGCGCAGACTCAAGCTATACGGCATTCCTGGTATCGTGCTTCTGCGCTGTTCACGTAATCCGGATCAATACGTTAGCGATGAGATCGACGTGATCCCGGCAACGGGTAAATCACGTAGCAAGGGGGCGTCATGCTGAAAATAATCCCAAACTTTGCTCAGGAGCGCGGTTTAAACCAGCTGCGGCACCAGTGGAAACAGCATCGCACGTACTTGATGTACGCACCCACTGGCTCTGGCAAAACTGGTCTTGCAGCATTCGTCACCGCCGGAATGGTTGAACGTGGTATGCGGGTGATGTTTGTCTGTCCGTACACCATCCTGCTGAACCAGACAGCGGAACGTTTCACCGAATACGGTTTACCGTGGGAAGAAATCAGTTTTGTATGGCGTGATCACCCTAACTATGACCCGTCACGACTGATTCAGATTGCCAGTGCCGACACGCTGATCCGTCGTGAGTTTCCTGACAACATCGATCTGCTGATCATCGATGAAGCACACATGAAGCGTCGTGCGTTACTTGAGGTTATCCGGGACAGAGACATCAGGGTTCTTGGACTTTCCGGCACCCCATTCGCAGCCTGGATGGGGAAGTACTACGAATGCCTGATCAAGCCTACAACGATTCGTGAACTTATTCAGCGTGGTGATCTGAGCGATTACGAGTTTTTTGCCCCCTCAATGCCTGATCTGACTGGCGTAAAAACCAGTAACACCGTATTTGGACGGGATTACAACGAGGAACAGCTCGCATCCATCATGGGGAGTTCGGATCTGGTTGGCGATATCGTTAGCAACTGGCTTGAGAATGGCGAGGATTTACCGACGATCTGCTTCTGCGTGAACGTGGCTCATGCGAACTTTGTTACCCGTGAGTTTTTACAGTCTGGCATTGGCGCAGAGGTGATGACGGCAGATACCCCCCATGATGAACGGCAGGATATCATTCGCCGTTTTGAAGATGGTGCGACCAAAATAATTGTCAACGTCGGCGTACTGGTTGCGGGATTTGACAGCGATGTTCGCTGCCTGATCTACGCCCGTCCGACCAAATCAGAAATCCGCTGGTTGCAGTGCATCGGGAGAGCGTTACGTACTGCGTCTGGTAAAAAACGCGCATTGATTTTCGACCATTCCGGTACGGTTCATCGGCTGGGCTTCCCCGAGGATATCGAGTATGACGAACTTCCGGGAAAAAATGACGGAATGAAAGCGTCTGCTGGCGGTGGCGAGGTTAAAGCTGAAAAACTTCCCAGAGAATGCCCCAAATGCCACTTCATGAAGCCTGCTGGTGTACACATGTGTCCCAAATGTGGATTTCGCCCACTTGGTGGTGATGACGTGGCGACAGATCGCGATCGTAAGCTTTCACGCGTCAACAAAGGGAAACGCGAATACACCCGTGAGGAAAAACAGCGTTGGTGGAGTGAGATCAAGGGTTATCAGAATTACCGCAACGCGACGGGTAAACCCCTGAGTGACGGATGGTGCGCTCATACCTACAAGGAGAAGTTCGGTGTGTGGCCTAAAGGCTTCAGTAATGCGCCGCTGCAAACCTCAGTTGAAGTGTACAACTTCATCAAGTCAAAGACCATTGCCTATGCCAAAGGGCGCAAGAAAGCCATGACAGGAGGCCAGCATGCAGACTAAGAAGGCAGCGGCCGGGCATTGGGGGCGAATTTTTGAATATTACGGCATGCCTCCTGTTACTGGCTTGAAACATTATAGCGGCCCCTGCCCGATATGTGGTGCCAGAGGTAAATTTCGCTGTGATGATAAGGATGGTTCCGGTTCATGGATTTGTGTCTGTGGTCACGGGGACGGGATGAAGTTGTTGCAACTTGCCACGGGTAAGCCCTGGGTTGATCTGTGCGATGAAGTCGATCGACTGGTTGGTAATACCTGGAAGAGAGGGCATGCCAGACGCACTGTAACGGATATTGCCAGAGAACGGGAGCGGGTCATGGATAAGTTTGCCGGACTCCCGTGTCTGCGGGGCACAACAGGTGAGGCGTACCTGCAGGGGAGGGGAATACTCCAGTTACCGACCGAATCCGTGCGTTTCTGTGACCGTCAGATCGCCAGCGGGCGCGAATATCAGGCAATTTACGCCATTGCAACAGATGACAAAGGTTCTCTTTGCTATCTGCATCGTACGTTGCTGGATGGTGATCGCAAGGCGAATGTAGAGGCGGCTAAAAAAATGACTGCGCTACAGGAGTTGCCTGGTTTGCAGCATGCCAAATCGGTGGCAATACGCCTGTATCCGGTGTCGTCCACTCTGGGGATAGCCGAGGGTATCGAAACTGCGCTTTCATGCCGTCAAATCTTCCGCTGCAATGTGTGGTCAACAATGAACTCCGGTTTTATGGAGAAGTTTATTGCGCCACCAGGCGTTAATCACCTGATTATCTTTGCAGACAATGATGAGCACGGCGCAGGTCTGGCGGCTGCCTTTAAATGTGGGCATAAGAATCTCATGAGTCGTAATGACGTTGAGAAGGTCAGCATTCGCTGGCCTGACTTGCCGGATTTTAACGACATGCTCATTCAGGGGTGTGAAGCCCGTGAACATGTGTTGACGCGCAAATTCAAAGCGGAGGCTGCCTGATGGAAATAGAGATGATCAAGGCGGCTAATGGCGTATTTGTACCGGCGTATGAGCGCGATTTACCCCGACTGGCAAAATTTAAAAACGGTGAGCTGTATACACTGGAAGCAAAACTTACCCGTAACCCATCTTTTCACCGGAAGATGTTCGCTTTTCTTAATTTCTGCTTTCAGTACTGGTGCGCTGAACATGCTGGATACGAATTCTCTGATGAAGCGACGCAGTTTGATGAGTTTCGTAAAAATCTGACAATTCTTGCCGGGTTCTATGATGTGGTCACAACCATAAGAGGCGAGGTGAGATATCGGGCAAAAAGCCTGAGTTACGCGAATATGGATCAGGATGAGTTTGAACGTTGCTACAACGCAATAATTAATGCCGCGTTAAAGCATGTGTTTGGGCGCTCAAACAGCCCTGAACTGAATAACCGCCTGCTGTCGTTTTTCTGAGGTGATGATGAAGCAACGTAAACCCAAAAAATGCAAAGTGTGCGGCTCCTCGTTTGTGCCGTTCCGCTCATATCAGAAAGTTTGCTGTGGTCAGTGCGCACTGGAACTGGTCAGAAAAGAAAAGGCGATAACTTCAGCAAAAGAGCAGGCAGACAAGCTGAAAGCGCGCAGGAGGGACTTACAGCCCCGCAGTTACTGGATTAAGCAGGCACAACAGGCTGTGAATGCTTATATCAGGGAGCGGGACCGTCATTTGCCGTGTGTTTCATGCGGGACGTTAGATTCAGCCCAGTGGGATGCTGGCCATTACCGTACAACAGCTGCGGCACCTCAGCTCAGATTTGATGAACGCAATATCCATAAGCAATGCGTGGTGTGTAACCAATACAAAAGCGGAAATCTCGTTCCGTATCGCGTCGAACTGATTAACCGCATCGGGCAGGAAGCAGTAGACGAAATCGAATCAAACCATAGTCGCCACCGCTGGACTGTCGAAGAGTGCAAGGCGATCAAGGCAGAGTATCAACAGAAATTTAAAGGCCTGCGAAACAGCAGAAGTGAGGCCGCATGACGTTCACCGTAAAAATCATTCCTGACATGCTTGTTGAGGCATATGGAAATCAGACCGAGGTGGCCCGAATACTGAACTGTAATCGTGCCACGGTCAGAAAATATATTGGCGATAAAGAAGGCAAACGGCACGCCGTCGTCAACGGTGTCCTTATGGTCCATCGTGGATGGGATAAGGGTAAAGACTCTGATGCGTGATATTCAGCAGGTGCTTGAACGCTGGGGCGCATGGGTGGCCAATAATCATGAGGATGTGAGCTGGTCGCCCATTGCCGCCGGATTTAAGGGGCTGATCCCGTCAAAGGTTAAATCACGGCCTCAGTGTACCGATGACGATGCGCTGATTATCAGCAATTGCATGGCGCAACTGAACGTCAACAACAGCGATTTGCATGATTTTCTGTATGATTATTATGTGTTCGGGATGACGCTTATGTCACTGGGCCGTAAGCATGGGCGCTCTGATTGCTGGGCCGGGCGGGTACTGCAAAAAGCAGAAGGTGTTATTGAGGGGATGTTGATCATGCAGGGAGTAAAGCTGGAAATGGACAGGTACGTTGAGCGTGAACCATCAGGATCACAGGCCAGTCAGTTTGCCGGACGTGCGGGAAATTGAAAGCGCGAGTTTTTACTGTAGAATAGCTGCGGGTGCTTGAGGCTGTCTGCCTCGGGCATGCAGCCGTAAGGCAGACAGAGAAAAGCCCCAGTTAACATTACGCGTCTTGCAGGACGCTTAACATTAATCTGAGGCCAAATCTATGACTTACAAACTTAGGTTAGCCTCTTACGTGCCGAAAGGCAAGGAGAAGTAGGCTATGAAGCAGCAAAAGGCGATGTTAATCGCCCTGATCGTCATCTGTATTACCGTCGTAGTGATAGCACTGGTAACGAGGAAAGACTTCTGCGAGGTACGAATCCGAACCGGCCAGACGGAGGTCGCTGTCTTCGTAGACTACGAATCTGAGAAGTAAGAGACCAGGCAGGGGAGTAATCTCCCGCCACCTCTGATGTGTCTGGCATCCTCAACGCACCCGTACTTTATTTGTCATATGCTCCGCAAAATGCAGGTTGTCGTTGCAACCAATGCGGTAATTTTTTGTGTGCGAGTGCTCAAAAATCGTTGATTTTCATAAAAGGATGATTTTATGCTGCCAGACCAGCGACCAGCGACCAGCGACCAGCGACCAGCGACCAGCGACCAGCGACCAGCGACCAGCAGTAAATCAAGAAAGTCTGTAAAATCTGTTGAGCCGGAAATTACCGAACTGGCGAACTCATGGCTTAAATCTTACAGGCTTGATTACAAGTTGCAGAATGCATCACTTAACGGAGAGATCGATAACGCACTGGACGCTTATTTTTCGAAAAATGGCGGCGCAGGCGGTAATCGTCCCGACGTAAAACTCCTTGTTAAGGACAAATACGGCAAGCAGTATCCCGTTCTCATCGAGTATAAAGGCTACAAGGACAGGCTTATCAGACTTGGCAGCAACGGTATTATTGAGAACAAAGATGCCAGAAAAGAATGGAATTTTAAAAATATTAATGGATACGCGGTGAATGGCGCAGTCCATTATGCCAACGCACTTCTTCAGTTCACCAATTACCCTGATATTATTGCTATTGGTATGACCGGCTGGCGCGATGATGGTACAGGCGAACTGCATCATGAAATCGGCGTGTGGTACGTATCAAAGAATAATTTAGGAGCCGGACAGAAGGTTGGTGAATTCACCGACTTATCGTTCCTTGCTGACAAAAATGTTGATGGATTTCTCAACAAGATAAAGCTGCTTAATCTTCCTCCCGAAGAACTGGAAAAAATCAAGGCCAGCAAAGAGGAAGAGATAGACACGCGACTTTCCCGTCTGAATAACGATATTTACCAGAATGAAAAGGGGCTTGGTGAAAGCGATCGTGTTTACCTTGTTGTGGCTACCGTTATTGCAACGTTGGGGATTCCGGGAAAGTTAGCACCGCTGGATAAAAAAGAACTGACCTCTTCAACGGAGGAGGACTTGCGTGATGGTGATATTATTTTCAGGAAAATAAGGAACTTTTTAAGGCTGAAAGCTGTTCCTGAAACAAAAAGAGAAATGATTTTGCGCTCGTTGCAAAATACGCTGTGGACTGAAAACATTAACAAACCAGTCAACGGTGAAAGCCAGTTAAAGCGCGTGTTTGTTAAAGTTGTTGATGATCTTGGGGAGTATTACAAAATTGGACTGACCACCGATTTTACGGGCAAACTGTTTAATGAGATGTATCGCTGGCTTGGATTTACGCAGGACAAGCTCAATGACGTCGTTCTGACACCACCTTATGTTGCCACATTGCTGGCACGACTCGCCAGAGTAAACAAAGATTCCTATGTGTGGGATTTTGCTACAGGTTCTGCGGGATTGCTTGTGGCTGCAATGAATGAAATGCTCATTGACGCCAGAGAAAATATTCACTCACCGAACGAACTACAACTTAAGGAAGCGCAAATCAAGGCTGAACAGCTTCTTGGCCTTGAGGTGTTATCCAGTATTTATATGCTGGCCATCCTGAATATGATTTTGATGGGGGATGGTAGCTCGAATATCCTCAATAAAGACTCGCTGGCCGATTTTGACGGCAAGTATGGATTTGGGAAAACAGGAGAAAAATTCCCTGCGGACGCATTTATTCTCAATCCTCCGTATTCAGCTAAAGGTAACGGCATGATTTTCGTGCAGAAGGCGCTGTCGATGATGGATAAAGGCTATGCTGCAGTGATTATCCAGAGTTCAGCTGGCACAGGAAAGGCTACGGAGTACAACAAAAAAATACTCAAGGAAAATACCTTGCTGGCAAGCATCAAAATGCCTGCGGATCTGTTTATTGGTAAATCAAGCGTTCAGACGTACATTTACGTTTTTCAGGTAAAAATTCCGCATAACGCGAAACAGGCTGTTAAGTTTATCGACTTTTCCAATGACGGCTACGCTCGCTCTAATCGCAAAAAGGCAAGAAACAATCTTGTTGATGCCGATCGTGCAAAAGAGCGTTATCAGGAGGTTGTGGATCTGGTTCACTTCGGGAAAGGTTGCCTTAATATCTTTACGGAGGATGAATATTTTGAGGGAACAATCGATCCTGATAGTGGTGAGGACTGGAATCAGACCAGGCCAGTAGATGCTAGGCCAACGCTGGAGGATTTCAAAAAGACGGTAGGTGATTACCTTGCATGGGAGGTCTCGCAATTACTGAAAAAACAAGGTGAAAACAATTTTGCGGGAAAGTAAATTCCCCGCTCAGCGATAAATTAAGAAGCGTTGAGTGGGGAGAGTTCAGGATTGGCGATTTGTTCTATGTGAGCACAGGCTCGCTTATCTCCTCAGGAAGATTAAAACCAGGCAAAATCAAACGTGTTTCAGCAAAGAGCGATCAAAACGGTATCATCGGAGAGTTTGATACCGAGTTTATGGATGATGCAAGACATTATGAAAATTTTATAAGCGTTAATTTTTTTGGAGATGCTTTTTATCATCCTTATTGTGCCAGCGTAGAAATGAAGGTGCATGTTCTTACATTAAAATCAAGTAAGTCCGACTTTAATGCAAAGCGCGGACTGTATGTTGCCAGTATGATTAATAAAGCTTTAAAGGGGCGTTTTAATTATGGTCAACAGTTATCGAGTTCCAAACTCAGAGATGGAGAATATTTCATCTCATTACCAGTGAAAAATAATGAAATTGACTGGTTTTTTATGGATAATTATATAGAAGAGCTGGAAGCGGCCCATATAGAAGAGCTGGAAGCATACCTGATAGCTGCTGGGCTGAGTGATTACCAACTAACGGAAAAAGATTATCTTATCCTGGAACATTTTAAAAATATTGAATTTTCAGGCTTTCCTGTTACTGAGTTATTCTCAGTGTGCAATACAGGAAACATATTGTCTAGAGACATCATAGAAAATAGTGGGGATGTTCCTTATCTTTGTGCTAGCCGTGATAATAACTCTGTTAGTTCTTATATCGCCTATGATGACTCACTCTTGGAAAAAGGGAACTGTATTTTTATTGGTGGTAAGACATTCGTTGTAACTTATCAGGAGCGAGACTTTTTTTCAAACGACAGTCATAATTTGCGACTCTATGTTAACAATGAGGATGGAAGGACAAAGTTTGCTTATTTGGGCATTATTTCATGTATTTATAGGTCTATTTCACATAAATATTCATGGGGGGATAGTGTTAGTAATAGAAAAATTAAGAACGATGTTATTTGGTTGCCAGTGAAAAATAAGTCACCTGACTTTTGTTATATAAATGACCTTATTTCAGTTGTTCATAAGCTTGTCATTAAAGATGTTGTCCAGTACGCAGAACGCAAAATGAACGCATACAGGCAAGCTATAACAAGTCGCGGTTATGATGATTCTGGTGTCAGTTAAAAAACATTTTACAATCGTAAAAATCCTCATATCATGATAAGAATGGTTACATTGCCACGCAGCCGAATCCGCCGATGAGCGGGCTTTTTTGTTGCTGAAAAAGAAAACAACAGGTGGTTAGCAGGGTATCAGTTAATCGGGGAAATTTTTAAATACCTCACAATTCAGCAAGTTGATGATTGTCTGGCTGGCGGTGAATTTGTTAAAAATCGCAACGCATGGTGAATCCCCCTCAGCGGCGGGGCGGCTGGTGCGGGCTGGCATTTTTAATGTCACAGGCAATGTGAAAGACGCGGGTTCGGTGGCACCGGGCTGAACTCACCGGGAGGCACCCGGCACTATGCAGTTAACTGAAACCAGGTAATACTCTCAGGCCCCTCATCGCAGGGGCCTTTTTACATGCAAAAAAAGCCCGCGCCGGGAGGCGCGAGCGGCAAGGAATAAAACAAAGAAAGTGAGTTTCGATTATTCACCGTGTGAATAATACCCGATGGTGATGAGACTGCGCAACTGCGCGGCCTTTTCGTTTTTACTGGCAGTTGTCTTTTGTATTTTCAGACTTCAGTCAGTCCTTATCTGATTCAACCCACTATCCCGGCCGGGAGGATTCATGGCATTTAAACATTATGATGTGGTCAGGGCATCATCGCCGTCAGACCTCGCAGGAAAACTGACGCAAAAACTGAAGGAAGGCTGGCAACCCTATGGTAGTCCGATTATCTCAAACGCGGGTTATGGTGCTGAATTTATCCAGGCTATAGTCGCTGAAGGGGATATGACCTCTCCGGTAGTTTCACCGGGGGGAGATGGTACCCGGACTGTTGTTGTTGAACCAGAATATTACTTTGTCATTGCGCTGGCCGGACAGTCAAACGGCATGGCGTATGGTGAAGGCCTGCCGCTGCCGGAGACATATGACCGTCCGGACCCGCGTATTAAACAGCTGGCGCGTCGCAGTACGGTGACACCGGGTGGTGCGGCCTGTGCATATAACGACATCATTCCGGCGGACCACTGCCTGCATGATGTGCAGGATTTGAGCCGTTTTTCTCATCCGAAAGCCAGCGCAGAGCAGTATGGGTGTGTCGGACAGGGATTGCATATTGCCAAAAAGCTGTTGCCCTTTATGCCGGAAAATGCGGGTATTTTGTTAGTGCCGTGCTGTCGTGGTGGCTCTGCGTTTACAGCCGGTGCTGACGGAACGTTCAGTGAAAGTTCAGGAGCGTCGGATAAATCTGAACGATGGGGCGTTGATAAGCCGTTGTATAAAGACCTGCTGACACGCACTCAGGTCGCGCTGAAGGCAAACCCCAAAAACATACTGCTTTGTGTTGTCTGGATGCAGGGCGAGTTTGATTTAAAACAGGGAGCGTACGCCAGTCAGCCCGCCATGTTTGATGCCATGGTGGAAAAATACCGTTCTGACCTGGCGGGAGTATCCGGTCAGTGCGCTGGTGCTTCTCCTTCTCTGGTGCCCTGGATTTGTGGTGACACGACGTACTACTGGAAGGAGACGTATTCAGCGCAATACGATGCCGTCTATGGCGCATACAAAACCAAAGCCGGTAAAAATATCTTCTTTGTGCCGTTTATGATGGATGACAATGGTCAGAAAGTCGGGACCAATGAACCGTCAGAAGACCCGGATATTCCGGCTATCGGGTATTATGGTTCCGGTGGACGAACGGATGCGAAGAGCTGGACAACATCCGATCGTAAAACCCACTTTGGTTCATGGGCGCGTCGCGGAATTATTTCCGACCGTCTGGCAACAGCCATTCTTCTGCATGTGGGCAGAGTGGCAGATTTTGTTTCCGGGAAAGTGACAAAAGCCGCGGTTTCTTCAGGCGGAGGCGTATCGCAACCAGCACAGGAGAGTGGCGATACTCAGCCTGAAGCCGTTGTCCCGACAAAGATACAGTCAGTGCTGGCTTATGATGTGAATGCGGAAAATGCCGCTCTGGCTTCGCAGGGCTGGACGCTGACAGATGTCAAAAACACGCTGGTCAGTGACAGTGGTTCAGGTAAAAAAGCCCTTCGTCTTGAAAAACCAGAAAATGGTCTTGCACAGAAAAAGACCTGGAAAGTATCGCACGCAATTGATGCCGGTAAGGGGAAGGAGCTGTTCGATAACGGCGGTGAAATCACGCTGCGCTTTAAAATCCCCGATGATGTATCTCTCAATGCTTCTGCAAATCAATATTCTGCGGGTATTTACTGGCGCGGTAGTGGATGGCCGGGAGCGGAATCAGAGGAGGGTTATATTGCGGCCTTCTATCTGCAGACTGATAAAACAAACATCAATGTGATGTATCATGCAAACACCACATCACAGCGGCTTGGTAGTTATGGTCCGTTCGATCACGACTGGCACACGCTGACTTTCCGCTTCCCGGGTGGTGGCTCGCTGAACGTCACGCCGGTGCTTGATAATGCAGCAGGAAAACCGTTTACGCTGACCAGATGGACGAATGCAGCCTTTGAGGCCAACGCGCTGGCAATTACGGATATTACCGGAAATGCGGCAACTTACCCTGTGCTGATTGAAAGTCTTACTGTTGGTGTGAATGCCGTAGCAGCATAACAGACGAAAAAAAACCGCCAGCAACAGGAATGGAGACTGGCGGAGGTAATCCCAATGGAGAATCTAACGAAAGGATGCTTTCGACATCAATCATTTCTAAATGAAAACAGTTCTCATTGTCAACAGTAACGGTAATAAACCATGACATTCATCAACCAGTTAATGCTGTACTTCTGTACGGTGGTCTGTGTGTTGTATCTTCTTTCAGGTGGATACAGGGCAGTACGCGACTTCTGGCGCAGACAGATTGACAAAAGGGCCGCTGAGAAAATCAGCGCCACTCAGTCAGCCGGAGCAAAAACAGAAGCCCCACTCATTCCGGAACAACCTTCTTAATAACCCCTTTCAACGAGAAAATCTCATGACAGATATAAAACAACTGGTCACTGCTGAGGCAGTGAAGGAAGTCATTCGCTCTGAAGAAGTCAGAAGCGTCCTGAAACAAAAACTCCGCCAGAATCTGGAAGAGCGTCTTGATGCAGAAGTGGATTCAATTCTGGATGAATTGCTTGGTGCACAGCCGGAACCATCCCCGGAACTGCTTCCGGAACCACAGGCGGAAGATGTCACCACGGAAAATGGTGATATTCAGCCGGAGTCACCGGTGACGGATATGACAGACACACAACCCGAACCGGGCACAATGCTGTAACGGCGGGGCAGGGCCATCAGTAAAACACTGATGGCCTTTTTTATTTCCGGTAGCACAGGTCTGTCGGGGCGGGGATATGTATCAGATGGAAAAAATATCAACGGGCATAGCCTATGGTACTTCTGCGGGCAGTGCGGGTTACTGGTTTCTACAGTGGTTGGATCAGGTTACTCCGTCACAGTGGGCTGCTATCGGGGTTTTGGGGAGCCTGTGTCTGGGGTTCCTGACATACCTGACGAATCTGTATTTCAAGATTAAAGAAGACCGGCGCAAAGCTGCGCGGGGAGAGTAAGCTGATGAGCAGGAAACTCCACTATGGTTTATCGGTAGCCGTTCTGGCGCTGATTGCCACAGGTGCTTCTGCGCCTGAAATCCTCGACCAGTTTCTTGACGAAAAAGAAGGTAACCACACCACGGCATACCGTGATGGTGCGGGGATCTGGACCATCTGCCGTGGTGCCATCATGGTGGATGGCAAACCTGTCGTCCCGGGCATGAAGTTGTCGAAGGAAAAATGCGCTCAGGTTAATGCCATTGAACGTGATAAGGCGCTGGCATGGGTGGAGAAAAACATCAGAGTGCCACTGACTGAACCGCAGAAAGCGGGCATCGCGTCATTCTGTCCGTACAACATCGGGCCTTCGAAATGCTTCACCTCAACGTTTTACCGGAAACTGAACGCCGGAGACCGGAAAGGTGCATGTGCTGAAATCCGCCGATGGATATATGACGGCGGCAGGGACTGTCGGAATCGCTCAAATAACTGTTACGGGCAGGTATCGCGGCGTGACCAGGAGAGCGCGCTGGCGTGCTGGGGAATTGACAGATAAGCAGAATATTTTGCTGAAAAATGCGGTTTGCTCACACGGACGGATAACACGAAATCCTGCGAACTGACAAAAACTAAGTGAATAAAAGTAAAAACCCCGTTTGTTGGCTGCAAGCGGGGTTTTGTGTTTCTGACCTTGGATAAGGCAAGGGAGAACATGGAGAAGTATAAACGAATTCTGTTGAGGTTGACTATGAAAAACGGCCTTGAACTGAAAGCGCCTGTAACTGATGACATCAGCAGAGCACTGGCTTTTGCCATTAAGTGGGTGGCGGTCGGTGTTGCTGTGTCCCCGATGCTGTATGGGCTGGCAAAACTGGTCATTGCGTTGAAATCGTGAAGGGAGGATTAAGCATGTCAGACAAACTCATAACGCTGGCGAAGATCCTCTGTGTAATTGTCGGCATTTCATTTTCACTAATGCTGGTTGCCATTTTCTTTTCCACCGCCTGGCGAGTCCTGACGTTATCGGGACTGGTGGGGTGAAAGAGAGATGAGCCGTGTTCTGTGTGTGGTGATTATTGTCCTGGCGGGTGGCTGTGGTGCGCTGTGGCTGGCAACAGACCATTACCGCGATAACGCCATCACCTACAAAGCGCAGCGCGATAAAAAAGCCAGAGAGCTGGAGCTGGCAAACGCCACCATTACTGATATGCAGGTGCGCCAGCGCGATGTTGCTGCGCTCGATGCAAAAT